ACAAAAACAACACAAGAGTAGTTAAACCAAGAACCACATGATTACTTTACAACGCACACGTTTGAACGGTGTTAAGCAAACGTACTCTATCTACGAAGCTGGCGATGTAGTACCACCTGATATACGACTAGTATCGTATAAGAATAGATGGGCTGCTATGAAAGGTGAGTATGTAGAAGACATCAATGGTCGTTTTATACCATTGCTTCGTCGTATTTGCATCAATAAAAACCTTAATCACCACAATATGATCTTCCCAGGTTTTACATGGCAACCTTGGCGTAATGATCTATTTAGCTATCCAATAGATAAAGCTAGTGCTGACAATGTACCAGTAGGATTACGTGGTAAAGATATATTGATAGCCAAGCTCATCGAGGAAGGATTAGATGCAGAGCAATGTGTTCGACGAGCATACCCTGGATGGGGTCGTCGTCAAGTCATGGCATACCTTATGAGAATGTTTGCCAATCCCGTATTTTTAAGGTATCTATTTGTGGAGTTAGGTTACGTGAAAAAGCTAAAGAAAGCACTCGAAAATCGAGGTATATCAGTCGATTCTATTGCAGACCAGATTGGTGATCTCATATCAGATGAAAAAGCAGTCCCAACGCTACGTAAGTGGGCGTTAGAGACTGCTCTTGCAGCTTTAGAGTCACAGGATAAAACTGGTTCTGTAACGCAGATTGGTGAAGGTGACAAGGACCTCGATGAGTTTATGCAACATCTGATGCCTATTCAGGTTACTGTTGCAGAACTACCTGAACCATTAAAACACCTCCCAAGCGTTAGCACCGAATCTTGATAGATCGTCATCATCTGCGATATAGATAGTTGGTTTCTTTTCGTATTCACTTTTAACACTTTGTGTTGGGTAATACGTAAATGCCATTGGGTTAATTGATGACTTACTAAATGCCAATGATACAGCATCTGGGTAATCATCATGTCCTGCCGATGGATTTAACGACAACAACTGTGTAAAAAACTTACCAACAGACTCACGGCATGTACTAGCATACAGTATAGCATCATACTTGCTGAATACTGGCTCCATGATAGCTTTGATGCGATCAATCTTCTTGTCTTTGTTGATGATTGCATGTACGTATGTGTTTAGTGCTTTTTCTGCTTCACGACGTACATTCTCCTGCGTAGCGTTAGCTTCGATGTAATACTTATCAATAGGCATTACAGAGCTAATACGTATCATCTGGTCTACGATGCCGGGACGTACGAACTTTGGATTACGAGCATCTTCGTAAATCCCCCAACCTCTACCACCCTCGATGTGCAGGATTATAGGAAATGTCTTTTCTACTAGCTTATCGTTACCCTGGCGTTGACCAACAGCCCTAATAAACGCTGTAACAGCTATCACCGAGTCGTCAGCAGTTTGACGTTCTGATGATGCAACGTCAACAACCATAACTGGGTCAACCAAAGCCTTCCACAATGTATTGTCATAGTTAAATGTCAATAGATTATGTATGTCATAACCAAAATCAACTTCAACAAGCTTATCACGACTGAATTTAGCTTCTTCAGGAGCTTCTGATATGTTTAGATACTCTTGATAGAAGTAGCGTATGTTGTTTTGTTCCCATTCACGCTTGTAAAGCGATAGGATATAGTGCAACGTATGCTTTTCAGGCCATGATAGCGTTGTTAGTTTGTCTTGTATTTCTTTACACTTTTCTTTAGATGGTATGTTTACTTTACCATGCTTAAGCTCACAATGTTTGTCTAGGACATCACGCAGTTCCTCAAGGCCAATAATAGGTTTATTCAAACCAAACCATTGATCGCTACCTTGAATTTGTTGTGCTACCGTATCAGGGTGTACGATAGTGCCTAGAAAAAATAGTTTGCCTTTTTCATTGTCCAACGAATTTGATAGCTCGGCGAAGAACCACCTATTAAGATCCTTAAGTCTATTTTCCGTCTTCGTATTGTTACGAGAGTACATGTCATCGACAAACGCAAGATGCGGACGCTTACCGAAAAAGTTTGTTCCACGTATTTGCTGGCCTGCTCCCTTGCCGACCACCATCGTACCATCATTAGTCCTGAAAGCATTTTTACGCCAAATTTTAGTGCCTTTGACAGACTCTTCATCTTCTTCACTTTCAATAACAGTTGCATCTTTAGGACCAAAGAACTTACGTAGACCTTTGTGCGTATCTATGTTGTCTTTGATGTTAGTTACAAAGTATTCTGACTGTGTTGCTGTTTCCGATAGGATAAGGATAACAGGCTCGTCAATAGGTGGTAGCTTAACAATGTCATAGTCATGGCGATCTGATCCTTCCCAACCATCGGCTTCATATCTAACCCAGGGCGAATAACCCTTCAGCCATATAAAGTAATTAGGAAAGCCAAACGACGACAATGTTGTTTTAGCTGCTTCACGATGGATAATGAAATATCCTTGTCGTTCCAGCCGTGATTCTTTATTAGGGCGGAACATCTCCCACAAGATTTTAGTCATCTGATGGTGATGCGTTGCCCACGGCTTACTGAAATGTTCAGGGAACCAATGCTTTAAGAAAGCAAGTATACCCTGCTTATCAGCCGACGATTGAGGATGGGTGTTGTCCAGCCATCTAGCGATTTGTTGTTTTTGTTCACTTGTCATAAAAAAATACCACCCAAATTAATGGGTGGTAAAGTTAATGGATTTGAGCGTAATCGACTGGGCCTTCGTCTGGGCCCTCATCGTTGACTGGGCCCTTGGCATCGTCGATGTTAATTAGATTCTGTTCGTCAAGTGCTTCAGCAGCTTCCATGATGATATCCATATCGTATTCTTGCTGGATTGCTGTAATAGCCCAATTAAAGGCAGTATCAAACAAATCAATAACACGATCAGAAGCACGTACGTTAACTTCAATAAAGCTAGTATCAAATGAGTTCATTTTAGTGGGATCATCTTTTGGTACAAATGATGCACTAACGCTAATGCTTGATGTACCAATTGTGTCATCTTTAGCTTTGCTAGTATTTACTTTAGTAACAATAATAATAGCAGAGCAATAGATTTCGCCAATGTTAAAGACTTTCATCGAAACAATGTCGTGTGCTACCATGAATGTAGTTGGGACAATGCTAATTTTCTGGAAGTCATTAGTGTCTTTGTAATTATGGTAATCGCTTACCATGAAATAATCATCGATTTTAACATCGATTTTGCGATCGTTTAGGATGTTTTCCATTTTGCAAAAAAAAGTTTGTGAAACTTGCAGCCATCTTGAGCTACTGCATTTCCCTGCACACCGTGGGTTGGCATGCAGGGGTTGCAGTCTGGACCAAGCGTCCAGTTATTCGGCAAACGGGGCGTTAGCCTCGGTTGCCTCGGCAGGAGCGTTAGCGACTGCCTTTGCACCGTACTTCGACTGCGTGTCGAACTTATACTCCGTGCCGAAACGCTCGAGGCGTAGCATAATCGTCGCTTGTGGGCGAGGATCGCTGCTGTTTGCTGGCTTGCGGTAGAAGTATACACGAAGTTGTGTCTCAGGGACACCATCTTCGGGCGAAATATGAAACGGTATTGTGACTGGGGAGAACAGTCTTGGCGTACCGTTTTCATTGACCATACCTTTGCTGTACAGAAGGTCTGTCAGAGCGAATTGCACTGCTACCTTCTGGTCGATATGGATGAGACGATTGGTATCGAACTCGAGGACCATATCTGCAAGTCCTGAAGCAAGCTCGACGGCTTTGGGCTTCACATACTTGAACAGATTGGTAAGAATTGTGTCTACCTTTTCGCCAAAGATTGTGGCTGTTGGTAGGAGATGCACCATCGTTGCGATAGATGTAGGTGCTGTTGTTGTTGCGTCCATGGTAGGACCCTTTCTAGGTGTGGGCGATATGCCCTGTGGAAGAATACGGTCTGGCGAACACCACCAAACCAAACGTAGTTAAACCAAGAAACAACGACAATACAGGACCTATGGCTGAAATATCGGCACATAGAATACTTAGCGTAACTACCACGCATCGGTTTTGTCCTGTATTGATACGTACAAAGGAAGCGGAAGCTTTGGAGGTAGCACCTCCGCCTCCAATGTACGTAATATCGTCCGATAACCAGTGGAGAGAACACTGATTAGCTTCGAGCTATCTCGGACGACAGTTCGTTGAGTTGTTTGAAGTAATCATCACGTTGTTGTGATATAGCATTGCACATCTGTCGGGTTTCCCATAGCTCGTCGTAGCATAGGGAGATTTCTCCGTTGGCATTGTCGAGGTATTCCTTGAGCACCTTGACTTCAACCTCGAACGACTCGAGCTTGATGCTGAGATAGGCGATAACACCGACTAGTGTTAGTGCGAGTAATCCAAATGCGATTTCCATTGCGGTCTCCAAGTTATTGTGATGTAAAGG